AATTATTGGTCAACCAAAAAAGTAGTACTACAAAAGTATTACTTAATGAAAGCTTCAAAAAAACGGGTGTTGATTGCGTCCATTTCTGCCTGCTCCACGTAGAAGTCAGTAGCGGGATCGTAGTACTGGCCTTCCGTGTTGTCATAATACAACACACGACCACTGAAGTTGAATGGACCTTCCAGGCCCTTGCGAGGGCCGTATTTGTCACGCATGACATCTATGGTGTCAACTACACGATATCCCATTATCGCTCCAATCTTACTGTGATAGATGCATCCGGATGGATGTGACGCTTGACTACTTTGTAGCCCTGCGCCACAAATTGAGCTGTCTTCTTTTCTACGTATTTGGATTGCCCTGTAATCACTTGCATCTCTTGCTCCTTACTATGCCACTAGTATAGCAGAATGGGAATTATTGGTCAAGTACTACTAGAGTATTACCGCCAAAATCTGTCTATTAAGGGGTCAGCAGTGCATTCGTGCGGCTTGGGTCGGCCGTGGAATACAAGTATGCTGGCAGCAGGATCAATTTGTGCCACTGTTCCTGGCTGTCGGGGCTTGCGAGAAGTAAAATTATAGCCACCCTCACTCACTTGCCAACGCCAACTTTGTAATTGGGCTTGTTCAAAATTTCTTCGTTGGTTGTATTCTATCACTGAGCCTATGTAGTCTTGGTCGCCGTGATACTTTTTCACTGTTTGTGCAATATCTAATTTTTCAAAATCAGTCCATACATGGGAAAACTTTTCAACATTCCACCACATCACACTAGAGTTCATTCCCGAATGCCCTTGCCGTTGCAGGTATCTAAAGTCACGTATGGTCCAAAAATGTTGTGTGGGCAAATCTACCAACCATTGAAGGTCGTTAACAATCACACAATCAAGATCAAAATACAACAAGTTGCCTACATGGTGTTCTGTGTTGAACAACTGCATTTTGTACCACCACGATCGTTTTGGTCCAGAAATTCCTGGCCAATCTATTAAACAATGTTTGATCATGTGAGGAGGTACTGAACGATCATGTTCAGTGTAAACATGAAAACGTATGCCATGTTGCAAGTTGCGTGACAACATGTTGTACAGTTTTTCCACATAGATCCAGTCGTAACCAGATCCGTGTATTACACAAGCACAATCAATTATGCCGTCAGTGCGGGCTCGATTCTTTTTAGCCATAATCCTTGTCTTAGTTCTTGTACTGTATATTCGGTGTGGCAAATCTCTGTCAGCCATTGTTGCCGATCAACAGTATAGGGTTGTTCAATATCAGCCATGGCCACACTCACAGGTGCAGTCAAACTTGACCCATCCACAATGGGTCTACAACCCGATATTGCAGCCTGTATGCCAGGGCCTGAATTATAATTCACCACAGCATGGCAATTGAAGTGCATGTCAAAATTGTCATAGGTGTTGGGCACCAGTCTCGGTTGTTCTATACTGACTCCTGGGGGTAACTGCGTCAGCCTCAAGGGTGATCTTGGGTGTGGTCTTACCACAATGGGTCTATCTGTGACTGTGCGCAACTGTTGTATTTGATTGAGGATCCAAGACTCCATGCTGTCTATACCAGCAACCTGTAAACTGTTTTTGTGCTGTGAGGCAATTATAATTTCGGGATTTGCACTACATTGTTGAGCTAGGCTTATTCGAAGTTTTGCCGGCCGACTATAATCTAACTTGTGTTGATGACCGTAATATCCCGCATTGGTGATGTGATTTACAGCTATTTTCCAAGTTTCTCCTCGATACAATGCCCCTACCTCGACGATTATCACTGGTTTATTTTGACTGCGATAGTGTTCATATACTGCTTGGTTTGGCTTCATTTTGCCATGCCACAGCACCGACCATATCACCGCCGCGTCTGCTGTCCAGGAATTTTCTTGAGTTTGGATGCCTGCTGCCTGGCAGGCATCCAGCACAGCACCCATAACTGGGGGTGAATTTTTAGCACATTGTGCAGGAAAATAAGCTATGGTTTTAATCAATGTAAATACACCTATGAAATACACTGTAGTTACCACGTTCAACACCGATGGATACAATACCTACGGTCGGCGAATGATTGACACTTTTTTACAGAATTGGCCCAAAGAAGTTGATCTGATTGTGTATGCCGAAGGCTGTGCCATTGATCAATCAGCTCCTAATCTTGTTGTGCATGATATCAGCATTGTGTCTGAGCTCACTGCTTTCAAACAAAAATGGCAAGGTGTGCCCAAAGCTATAGGCGATATTTCAAAAGATCCTGTTCGCAGTCTGCGACCAGATTCTGGCAAAGGGTTCAAATGGAATGCCATTAAATTTGCCCACAAAACATACAGTATTTTTCATTGTGCGCAAAATGTCAATACCGATGTGTTGATATGGATGGATGCTGACACTATCTGCCATAGCAGAATTACCGTGGAAGATTTGGATAGATTGTGTTCTGCCCAATACGAATTGTGTTTCTTGGGACGTAGGAAAAAGTACAGCGAGTGTGGGCTCTATTCAATGCGACTAGGCACCAAAGGAATCAAAAGATTTCTCAGAGAATTTCGACGAATGTATGATGATGCAGATCATGGTATCTTTCTACTGGATGAATGGCACGATAGTTTTGTATTTGATGCAGTGAGAAAAAACATTCCCGGGTTGATTGAATTCAGTTGGAGTGCAAGCCTGGGAGATTTAAGACCCAGTAAACTCAACAGTCCCGGCGAAGGGCATCCCTTGATCAATTCTGAATGGGGTGCATACCTAGACCATCTCAAGGGAAGTCGTAAAAAAACAGGGCGCAGTTTGCCCAGTGATTTAAAAGTCAAAAGAATCGAGGAATACTGGCAATGAATTGGATTTATCTTAGTAAGAATGGCGATGACGAATACATTGATATGTATGCTCATGGTCTTGGTGTGGAGTCCACTCCACTGGAGTCTTGGATCTATGAAGACAGCAAAGACCCCATAATGCTACGTGGTATAATGAAACACAAAATTATCAAAAAGTGCTGGGAAGATGGTCGTCCATTTAGATACATGGACTCAGGTTACCTGGGCAATCGTCCAGGATCCAACAATTCGCATGGTTGGAAACTATGGCATCGCGTTGTGCCTAACAATTTACAACATGACGCAGTAATTCCTCGTCCCAGTGATAGATGGAACCGACTGGGTTTTGAAATGTCCAATCGTCGTTATGGCAGTTCAATATTGATTATTGCGCCTGACGAAAAACCTTGTAAGTTTTATGGCATAGAACTAAACACATGGCTCAACGAAACTGTTGCCACTATAAAACAACATACAGACAGACCCATTGTGATTCGTAATCGCACACGCAGTCGCACTGAACGCAAAACAAATCGTGTAGAACATTCACTGTTGGATGTTCATGCTGTGGTGACCTTTAACTCAATTGCAGCCACAGAGTCAGTGCTGGCAGGTGTGCCAGTGTTTGTGCTGGCGCCATGCAATGCAGCTCGTCCTGTGGCCAATTTAGATTTAATCAAAATTGAAACTCCTTGGTTTCCCGACCGAGATCAACTACAAGCCTGGGCCAATCATTTGGCCTATGCTCAATTTCACATTGATGAATTCAAAAATGGCTCAGCCGAGCGCATACTCAACCAAACTGAGGAGATGTTGAATGTATGAATATCAAGGATGGTGGTTTCCAGACACAGAAGACCATTTCCCAAAAATGATGAAGAAGAGCATAGACCGCGGCGGTCCAGCCGAGTATCAATATCAGGTGCGTGACCGTAGCATGACTTATGTTAAAAAACATGGTGTAGCATTGGATATTGGAGCCAACGTGGGGTTATGGGGTCGCAGTTTGTGCGAGAAATTTAATCAAGTCATAGCATTTGAACCAGTGCCTATGTTTCGAGAATGTTTGGTCAAGAATGTGGTGAGTTCACGATTGCACATCAAAAATTTTGCACTGGGAGATCAACGCACAACTGCCACAATGATCATCACAGAAGGCAATACTGGACACACGCACATTGATCCGGCCAGTCTTGGATCAGGCAATGTTGAAGTATACCGATTGGATGATCTAGAACTAGATACAGTAGACTACATAAAAATAGATTGCGAAGGCTACGAGTATAGAATATTGCAGGGTGCAGAACAAACTATAAAACAATGCCGCCCCGTTATTGTGGTAGAACAAAAACCACATGATGCCTACAGTGATCAGTACAGTCAACACGCTGCCATCGGCCTGTTGCAAAATTGGGGCATGATACGGTTGGATCAAGTCAAAGATGATTGGATCATGGGATGGCCTGCGGTATGACAAAAAACTGATACCCAGTACAATATTGAACATGTGTTTTACTTTGAAAAACTATGAAAACATTTATAATCAGACTCAAAGGTATTGAACTATCTGAACGATTGGCTGATGAGTGCATTGAACAAGCCAAAAAATTTGACATACATCCTGAAAAATTTGACGGTATCAATGGGCTTGTGTATCCTAAACATCTTGAAAAATTACAAATACATCCATTAAAAAAGTTTAAAAAAGGCCTGCCAGGCGTGGTAGGATGTTTGCTGAGTCATTATTACATCTGGTTACAATGCATGCGAGATACAGAATCTTACTTGGTGTTGGAACATGATGGCTACATGATTAGCCCCTTGCCCAGCGACATTGAACAAAGTTTTACAGACATACTAAAATTGGATTATGAAAATCCTTACAGTAGATTATACGAACAATTAATAGCACAAAATGTCAGCAATCCAATACAGATAAAAACAGTTGAGCCCGGTGTTGGTACCTGCAATAAAACTATGAACAATGGTGCAGGCTGGTATTCAACTGGATCTTATGCCTACATAATCAAACCACATGCTGCAGGTAAAATGGTTGCCTGGATCAAGCGTCACGGCTTCCTTCCATCCGATCAACAGTTGGCCAGTAATGCAGCTGATATCAAGATATGTGATCCCAGCATTGTGAGATTGCATCCTTATTTTTCTCCCGCCCAGGGGCTGATAAAAGCATTGTCAATGACCATGAACACTGAGTTACTATTATGAAAATACGATTTACCAGCAGCAAATACAAAACCAAACGAGCCAGTCACAGGTTACGCGGTGAAGTGACTTGTCAAGCCCTGGCAGCTCAAGGGTATGATGCAAAAGTACTAACAAACTGGGACGAAATAGACAGTGACACCTTGGTGATATTTCTCAAACTCAGTCAGGTAGAACAGATACAAGAAGCTCAAAAACGTGGTGCTCGAACAATTTATGATCTATGTGATAATAAATTTGATGAACAGCCTGAATACGCACCATGTTGCATGGCTGCTGATTTGGTCACAGTCAACAGTGTGCAAATGGGCATGAGTGTAAAAGCACACACTGGACGAGACAGTATTGTAATGCCCGACCCATTTGAACGACCAAAACTTGCGCCGGCATTTGCCCCCGGGAAGGAGTTGAAACTGTTGTGGTTTGGTAGCCAATCTAGTTTTAAATTTTTACCCATAGTTGAGATATGGCAACGACTTGAACATGAAATAAAAAATTATCGTTATACCATGGTCAGCAGCAAAACTGAAAGACTTCTCAGTAAAATGACTCTTAGACAATCAAAAGGATCAGTCAGCAATATCAACTTTGATCGCATAGACATGCGAACTTGGACTTGGGAATTACAGGGACAGGTATTGCAAGACTGCGACATTGTGTTGATGCCGGTGCTGACTGATAATCCGAGAACTGATACCAAAAGTGCAAATCGTGTGATCGACAGTTTGATCTCAGGCAGATTTGTGATTACCACCCCCTTGGCCAGTTACGAAGAGTTTGCTCCATACACATGGCAAGGTGACTACATTGAAGGTATCAAATGGGCTCGTGACAATCCTGATCAAGTGATCGAAATGATCACTGCCGGCCAACAGTATACAGAACAAAACTATTCAGCACGGGTGTTGAGCAAACAGTTAATTGATAGTATCATGACACAAGTGAAGAAGTAATATGGCCACACTAAATGAATTGCTATACATAAAACAAGTTTGCCCCAAGATAAATGGTCCGGTGCTTGAAATAGGTGCTCTACTCACCGCAGGATATCGTGAATTGTTTGCACCACAGGGATTTGAATTTATCACAACTGATCTCGAAGACTCTACTCCACCAGGACGAATTGATGTGATTTGTGATCTTACAACTCCGGAAAATCCATTACCTAAGAATTATTTTGATCTTGTGCTATGTTGTAGTGTGATGGAACATGTACCCAATCCGTGGATTATGGCAGAGAAAATATCTGAAGTAGTTCGCCCTGGTGGGAAGTTATATATTTCAGTACCTTGGGTATGGAAATATCATGGCTATCCAAAAGACTATTATAGATTTACCTATTCAGCAATACAATATCTATATCCGGCATTTGAGTGGGATCACTTTGCTTGGTCAAGTAAAACAGAAGGGGATATTCTATTTCAGGATATGAACAATATTACTGATCGTAGTTTTGCACATATTGAATTTGATGGCAATGGGATAGAGACTAAAAAATATCTTAAATATTTAAATAGCAATATGCTTGGGACTAAAAAACATGCTTAATAGCAAGGTGCAAGAACTTGTACAACAAGGATTGCCTGTCAAACTGCATCTTGGTTGCGGTAATAGGTATTTTGATGGATATGTAAATATTGATGGTGAATACATGAAGGATGATCCTAATGTAATCATACATGATATTGATACTGTGTTTCCTATTCCCGATAATATTGTAGATGAGATACTAACTGTTCATGTTATTGAACATATAGATCGTTGGGCTATAGAGGATACACTCGCTGAATGGCATAGAATCCTACGTCCAGGTGGACAACTGTCTACCGAGTGGCCGGATCTGTTAAAGGCATGTCTACAAATTGCAAAAGATCCAAGTAGTTTATTAGAAACTCAATCAAGACAGAATAAAAGAGTAACAAAACATACTATGCATGTGATTTATGGTAATCCTAAATTTAAACATAAGGCAATGACACATGCATGGGGATATAGCATAGATTCTCTAATAGAGTTACTGAAGAAAATTGGGTTCTCATCTGTCACTGCTGAAGAGAATTTATACAGAAAAACCCCAAACGACAGTAGAGTAGTTGCTATAAAATAATCTATGGAGATTAAAAATGCTTGAGAATAAAATACAAGAAATCATACAACAAGGACTGCCTGTTAAGTTACATCTAGGATGCGGCCCAAATCTCTATGATGGGTGGATCAACATTGACGGAGATTATTGTACGGGACA